TATCAAATGAATAAAAACCCATTCTCTTTTGGTACTCAAGGGCAAACGGTTGCAAGTCCTGGTATGTATGATGTATCAGGTACAAACCCAATGGCAAACGCATTAAGGAAAGCATAATGGCACTTACCGCAGAACAAGAAGCACTAAACTTTAATCCTGAATTACAGGATGTTGGTCGCCAAAGAAAATTAGCAGAATTGCTTATGGTACAAGGTATGCAACAACCACAAGGTCAGATGGTTAGTGGTCATTATGTTGCACCTAGCTTTTTGCAAAAAATAAACCCTATTGCTAATATATTTGCAGGGCAAGCTGTGTCTAATCGTGCCGATAAAGAACAACTTGATTTAGTTAAAAAATTGCGTGAAATGCAATCTGCAGAAGCAGACAACATTTTAAAAATTTCAAGAGAACAAGGCAAAGAAGCTGCTTATGCTGCTGCATTGCGTGGTCAAACACCAGCTTCTCAAAGAATGGCCTCAGTATTTGAAAAAGCATTGACAAAAGAACCAAACTGGAAAGAAACAGAAGTCAATGTCAATGGAATGAAAGTAAAAGGCTTGTATGACGCTAATACAGGTGATGTTGCTTCTACATTTAGACCTTACAGCCAAGAAATAAATGTGCCGTTAAAAGCTGCACAATACGAAGGAAAAATTGGCGCTAATGAAACTGGTGGTATGCCTTTTGGTTCTTTTGCGGGAATGTTTAATCAACCAAATCGTACACCACAAGCAATGCCTTCAACTATGCCAATGGTTGCACCTACACAACCTATGCCATCTGCACCAATGACTGCACCTGTTCAAACTGCACCACAAGCACAACCACCACAAAATGTTGTGCCTCCTGTTGTTAGACCACCTGTGCCAAAAATAGATACAAGTTGGGAAGATAACACCCCTATTCCTAGTTTAAATGCACCGCCAAAGCCTGTTGTTGCACCACAAGCACCAGCAGCACCTATTGTGCCTATAAACCCTAGAAAATATGATTTAGAGATTCCAAAGTCATTCCCTACACCACAAAAGCGTGATGAATGGCTTGCCAATGCACAACAACCTTTAACTGGTGAAGCAAAAAGTAAAGCCGATGGTGCAGTAACTACATTAAATGCTTTGGATAATTACAAGGCATTAATTGATAAATACAGTAAAGAACAATTTTTATCTCCTAATGCTAGAACAGAATTAAATACTGCACATTCACAATTAATGCTTCAATTAAAAGACGCTAATGGTTTGGGAGTTCTTAACAAAGGCGACTTACCAATACTTGAAAAGTTAATTGTTAATCCTAATAATATGCAATCTTTATTGCTATCTAAGAAAGTATTAGACAACCAAATTACTGGGCAAAAAGAATACATTAAAAATGTAGTAGCTAATGCTTATTTAAATTCTTATAAAGAAATTCCCCCAAGAATTAAACAAACATTATTTAATGTTGATAAACAAATTGAATTAGCTAAATCACAAACTCAAAAACAAGGTCAAAATGGTATTCCTGCTGGCATACCAAGAGAATTATGGAATGTAATGACTCCTGAAGAAAAGGCTGCATTTAAATGACTCCAGAACAAGCTATAGCACTTGCTAACGCTAGATTGCGTTTACAGGCTCAAGCAAACCAAGAACAAGGTAATATGTATACCCAAAATGCAGAGGATATTCAATATTCTCCAGAGGGTAACCCTTTAAATACATCTTCTTATGGTACTGCCCCTACAGGCGTTACAAAAGATGTGCAACAAGGTCTTACAAGCACAGTTGGTTTGCCTTTAAACATGGCTACAGGTGTTGCTAAAGCCCCTGCTGGAATTTATCAAGCCATGTCTAAATTGATGGGTTCTAACGCAGGTGATATGCCTGTAAACATGATTAATCAAATTGAACAAGGTACACAAGCCCAAATGGGTGGTGCTGGTCAAGTTGCTTCACAAGTTGGTAGTATTGCAGGTCAAACAGCGCCTTTCTTAGCGGGTGGCGGTATTGGTCAAATTCCTAGTTTTGCACAAAAAGTAGGCACAGGAATTAAAACTGGTTTACTTTCAGGATTAGCTACACCAGAAGAAACAGGATTAAGTGAACAAGACTTTATTAAAGCAAAAGGTCAAAATTTAGCTATTCAAGGTGCTTTGGGTGGTGCTTTCCCTGTGCTTGGCGCTGGTGCTTCAAAATTAGCAGATATGGTGCGTGGCACAAAAATGTCGCCACAAATGAATGTAGCCATTGAAAAAGCTAGAGAATTAGGATACACAGTACCACCTACACAAGCTGGCGGTGGTGTTGTTAATAGAATGTTAGAAGGAATGGCTGGTAAGGCTTCTACATTACAAGAAGCAAGTATTAGAAACCAAGAAATTACTAATAAATTAGCAGTAAAGTCATTAGGACTTGCTGAAGATACTGTATTAACACCTGAAATTCTTGGTGGAATTCGCACAGAAGCTGGCAAAGCCTATGATGCTTTAGCTTCATTACCTAAAAAACCAGCAGTATTAGCAGATTCCACTATGAATCGTGCTGCAATGCCTGAAATAGACCCTAAAAAAATGGTTTACGATTTGCGTGTAGCAAGAAAAGAAGCAGATAGCTATTACAACGCTTATGCCCGTTCTGCTGACCCAGAACAATTAACAAAGGCAAAGTTAGCAAAATCTCAAGCCTCTAAATTAGAAGATGATTTAGAAAAATATGCAAAAGATATGGGTAAAGAAGATTTAGTACCTGCTTTGCGTGATGCCCGTCAATTAATTGCTAAAACTTATACAGTTGAAAATGCAATGAATAAAACTACAGGCACTATTGATGCTAAAGAGTTTGCCAAACGATTGCAAAAAGGCAAACCAATGAGTGAAGAATTAAAACAAATTGGTGAATTTGCCCAAGCATTTCCTAAAGCTGCACAAAAACCCGAAATTATTGGTGGGACTATTGGTATTAGCCCATTAGATTACACAGTAGCCGGTCTTACAGGTGGTGCATCCTTATTAGGTGGTAGTGATAAAGAAACTACTGGGGCAGCTACTTTAGCAGCTTTATTAGCAAGACCAGCAGCTAGAAAAATAGTGTTATCTAGCCCTATGCAAAATAGGTTGGTTCAACAACAATCTTCACCTGGTGGAATTAGACAAGCACTTCCTAGTTCGCAAGAAGCACAACAATTAGCTAAAATACTATTAATGCAATCTGCGGCAAAAGAAGCGCAACAAGGAGTAACAAATGAGTAGAAATGGTAGCGGTATATATAACCTCCCTGCGGGTAATCCCGTAGTAACAGGCACAACTATTACATCTAGTTGGGCTAATACTACTATGCAAAACATTGCCGATGGATTAACTCAATCAGTCGCTTCAGATGGTCAAACACCGATGTCTGGCGCACTCAATATGGCAACAAACGACATTAATAATGTTGGTACACTAACAGCCTTAACAGGCATATTTGGCGGGACATACTAAAATGGCACAAACAAACTTTACGCCCATCAGTCTTTACTACAGCACAACGGCTTCTGCTGCGCCTACTGCGGGTAATTTAGTAGCTGGTGAGTTAGCAATCAACACAAACGATGGGGTCTTGTATTACAAGGATTCTAGCGGTGTTGTGCAAAAACTCGCCACAAAGGGCGGAGTAGGCACATCTAGCACAACACAAGTGCTATACAACAATGCAGGATTGATTGCAGGGTCAAGTAATATGACCTTTAACGGCACTACATTAACTTTAGCTAATGATGCTTCTATATCAGGTCTTACTGTTGGTAAAGGTGGTGGTAGTTCTTCTACTTCAACAGCTTTTGGTGTAAGCGCAGCTTTTAGCAATTCTTCTGGAAATTATATTACTGCTATTGGGTATTTAGCTGCGTATAGCACAACAAATAATTCTGTATGCGCTATTGGTGGTCGTGCTTTGTACGCAAATACTACAGGTGGTGATAATACTGCCATAGGAAATTACAATACATTAGCTTCAAACACTACTGGTTCTTCTAATATTGCAATTGGTCGTGATGCACTCCAAGCTAACACCACCGCATCTAACAACACAGCAGTAGGTTATCAAGCTGGGTATAGTAATACTACTGCTACAGGAATGGCTTACTTTGGTTATTTAGCTGGTTATAGCACAACTGGTGCAAGTAATACTTTTATTGGTTATGGTGCTGGTAATGCAGTAACAAGTGGTGCTAAAAATACTATTCTTGGAACTTACAATGGAAACAATGGCGGTCTAGACATCCGTACAGCAAGTAACTACATTGTGTTATCTGATGGTGATGGTAATCCTAGGGCTTATTGGAACAATAGCGGTGTTTATGTTTGCCCAGCTACTTATTCAAACACAACAACTAATCCAGCCAATGTGAATGTGGATGCTGGTGGTGGTTTTTATCGTTCTACTTCAGCTTTAAAATACAAAAAAGATGTGCGTGATTTGCCTTCTATTGACATTAACAAATTAAGACCTGTTATTTATAAATCTAAATGCGAAAATGATGACCAAACTAAAGATTATTTTGGATTTATTGCTGATGAAGTTGACGCTGTTGGAATAAAAGAATTGGTAAATTATAACGAAGATGGACAAGTTGAAAGTTTGCAATACGAAAGAATGACTGCCGTATTAGTTAAAGCAATCCAAGAACTTAAAGCAGAATTTGACGTTTATAAATCAACTCATCCTTAAGGAATAAATAATGTTAGAACTAACTCCTGAACAAGAAGTCCAACGCAGTTACGATGCCGCAATGGATAGCGTTAATCTTCTATTGGCTGGTAAGCCAACTGATATGAAAGAAGCTGATTGGCTTAATTGCGTAGCTAGAAATAAAGAACACCTTGAAATTCAAATTGCTAAAGGTGCAAAGTTTTATGGCGAACATGATTTAACGCCATTTGTTGAAGCAGTAAAATAACCACGAAAGGAAATGACATGGAAAACATTAAAAAGAACCAAGTCACGATTGACGATGTAGAGTACGCATTTGAAGATATGAAGCCTGAACAACAGACTATGGTGAATCATTTAATTGATTTAGACCGCAAGATTGGTAGTTCACAGTTTAATATTGCACAGCTTGAAGTAGGAAAACAAGCCTTTTTAACGATGTTGCGTGATTCGCTAAAAGTGGAGGAAGTATGAATTTTACCTTTACCTGGATATTAGACAAATTTGGTTTTCAGCCTAAAATTGAAACCTTTGAATTTCCTGTTAAAAAGGAAGTTAAACCTGCTGCTAAAAAAGTAGCCCGCAAAACAGTTAAAAAAGCTACTACTCGTACTAAAAAGTGATTATGGATATTGACCCTATAAAATTTGGCGTTACTTGGCAAAAAGTAGAAGCTATGGAACATGAAGTAGCTGAATTACGCAAAGATGTAAAAGCACTACTTGAGTTAGCCAATAAGGGTCGTGGTGGTTTTTGGGCTGGCATGGCTATTGTGTCAGCTTTCTCTACCTTTGTAGGTTTTATAGCCCATTATCTGACAGGAAAATGAAAGCGCATCGTAGTAAAACTATGTGGTTTTCGTTTGCGTTAGTTGTTTTTGGCGCATTATTTGATAACTTTTCTTATTTACAGTCTGTAATTGACCAAAGGTACTATGGCATATTGTTGGTTATTGTTGGCATTATTGTGGCTGTATTGCGCTTTCTCACTACTGGGCCTATAAAATGATGCCTATAAGCACTTATATTTATGCCGGACTATTTGCTTTGGCTGTTGCTGGTTTTGGCTATGGTCGCTATCAGCACAATGCTTTAGTAGAATATAAAGCTGAAGTCAAAGCTATTGCCGAAAAACAAGAAGCCCATATTGAGTCTATTACTAAACAACAAGCCATAGTTACTAAAGGAATTGAAAATGAATATGAAGCTAAGTTGTCTGCTATTCGTAACTATTACAAGTCTACTAGCGTGTGGAACAACTCCAGTAGCGGTAAAACAAGCGGAATTTCCGCAGCCCCCACAATCGCTGATGTTATCTCCTCCTACAATGTTCTTGCTGGACAATGCGCTGAAACAACAGCCCAAACAATAGCCTTGCAAGATTGGATTAAAGGGCAAATAGGTATTAAATGAAAAAAGAAAAACTAAGTGCTTATGTCACCCTCACAGCTACTGCTACTCTTACTGTTATCCTTTTGTCTATGGTTGTCGCTTTACTTATTGGTTTATTCAATCCCGCTATAGACAATGTAGAAATATTTAAAACAATTACCCCTGCATTTCAAACTATTGTTGGTGGTTTTATAGGGCTAATTACAGGTATTAAAATAGGTACAAATGACGAATAATTTTAAAGAATGTCTAGACTTGGTATTAAAGTCTGAAGGTGGTTGGGTAAATAACCCAGCAGACCCTGGCGGTGAAACAAATTTAGGGGTCACCAAGCGTGTTTGGGAGGAGTATGTAGGTCATCCTGTAAAAACCATGAAAGACCTCACCAAAGACGATGTAGCCCCTATGTACGAGTTAAAATACTGGAGGCCTTGTTATTGTGAAGTATTACCTAGAGGACTCAATTTTGCTGTCTTTTCAATGGGTGTTAACGCAGGGCCAGGAAGGAGTATTAAGCTTCTTCAGCAGTCTATTGGCTGCGTACCTGATGGAGTTATCGGCCCAAGAACAAGAGAACTTATTTCATCCAGTAATGGCGCAAATCTTATCGCAAAATTCTCTGAAACTAGACGGGAATATTACCGTTCATTAAAAACCTTCCCTATCTTTGGCAAGGGTTGGCTTGCCAGAGTAGATAAAGAAGAAGAAGAAGCGTTGCAGATGATTAAAAACGGCTAAATATCCAGACTATTACAAACAACGCTGACAATACCCAAAAAATCGCCCATAAGTGGTCGTATTCGCTTTTATTAGGCACTTCTATAGCAGTAGACCAAGTGGCATCTTTAAACGCCTCTGAAGCCGATTTATAGGTTTTGCCAACCATTCCAAAGTTTCTCGTACTCATTGTTTTACCTTTAAGAGTTTTTCAGCGTACTCAAATTCACTTTTTAGCTTTTCTTTTAATGCTTTTATTTCAGTTTGTTGATGTTTAATTGATTCTTTAGCAAAAAGCAATTCTTCATCTAAAAGCATATAGCTTTCTTCTTCCATCATTAATTTTTCTTTTAACGCTTCTATTTCAGCTTGTTGTTGGCGTAACATGGTGGCTATTTCTTCTCTAGTTACCAGCTTGTACCAGCTATCTACTTCTAATAAATTTGCTAATTCATTTCCGTTCATTGTTTTACCCTTTTCACCTTATGTGGTTTACCGCCTGTATAAGTCTTTACCGGCAATTCTTCAATAGCTTGTTTTAGCATGGCAATAACGCCATATTGCACCAAAATAGCTAAACCATCTTTGTCAAAATGCACTAATGCGTCTGCTGACCCGTCTTCATTTTCTTTGACTATTTCAACTCTAATATCCATCTTGTGCCTTTCTTAGTAGTGCTCTAGCAAAATCATAAGGTACATATTCAGATAAATAAAAATCTTTAGCAACTTTTGCTATTTCCTCATCTGTTAATGTCTTTGCTGAATGAGTGTAGAGTGGTGTGCCGACTTTTAAAACAGTATCAGCCATTACAGGGTCAAACTGTCTTACCCCAGTTACAAAGGCTACTGGTTTATTGTTCATCTTCTTCCTTTTCAAACAAATCTACAATGCCCATCTGTTCTTTAGCCCTAATAGACTTCATATAAGTTTTTAAGGCCTTGTCATCTTCCTTGAATATTTTGTTAAACATACCTCTAGTGGGTTGTCTGACTGTATATTCTTGGAATGTCCCATGTAACACATAATAACTAAATGCCCTACAAGCCCATTCATATTCTTTGCAGTCAAGTGCCTGGTTACATTTGTCGCATGGGGCTTTTTCTTCAAAGACTCGCCTAATATCCATTGGCAATTTCTTCCTCTGCTTCTTCTACGACCTTATTCCAGACCTTTAATTCATGCAGCATTTCTGTGATGTTTTCATCACCAATGTAAGCGTATTCTATTTCATTGTCATACCCATATAAATCTACTAAGGTATTGCCAAAATAAACGCAAGTAATGTAGTAACCGTCTTTCATAATTTCCCCTTTAAGTAAACAACAATATTAGTTTCTTATAAATTTCAAGGGGTTTATATAAGGACAAACCCTAATGTTGTATTTGTGCAATATATTGAATATTAAGTGGGTTAAGACTCAATAAATTGGGCTGTATTTGGCAGTTGCTAACAATGGGTGAGAAAGCCGCAAAATGACCCAATTACTGCATCCTACATTGGCGGCTTAACGCCCTAGAATAAGGTGGGGGCGGTCTGCACGGACAGACATGGTAGGCGAAAGGGGATACGCCTCGCCCCCGTTGTTTAGTTTAACCCAGTTTTGAGTTTGTATATTTTGAGTAAACACAAGAACATTTCGTAAGCATTTTTAATGTCTTGTTCGCTGTGTTCGTAAATTGCTACTTCATTGGTAGTGCCATTAATGTAGACATTGGCACACCTAGCAGATGGGGCTAAAACCTCTCTGTAAGCTGCTAACTGTAGTGTATGCTCTAAGTAGGGTGTTAAATCACCAGGGGATTTCTCCGTAGTTTTAAAATCAATTACGACCCCATTGAAATCATGCGTGGGCTTGGCATATAAATCGCATTTACCGCCATAACCTTCTTGATTGACCAATGACTGCTCAGGAATCCATAGCTGAGTGCCAAAATGGGCTGTTATAGCCTCATCTACCTTACGGACATAGGTAGGCATCTCCGGCAAGTATTCTTGGTTATAAAACGATTCTATGAAGTCATGTATAAGCGTACCCCTAGTCATGGCTTCTTGTGATTTTTGTTTGGCAATATAAAGAATTCTATCTACATAGTCTTTTTCTTCTTCTTGCAGACCTCTTGGGTTTTCTGATGCAGCTTTGACCGCTTCAGACTGCAACCATGTATTTAGGCCATCTTTAGATAATTGACCATTTATGGTACTGACTGACGGGACTAATGTACCTGGTGCTGCTTTGGCGTCACGCAAGGTTACTGACCTTTCCTTGCCATTCTTGCCCATTATCGTATATCGTGGTGCGCCAGTTAAAGCGCAATACCAATGCTGACTCATATTTTCCCCTTTTGTGTGTAGTTAATTACACATTTTTAAAATTGCTTCTCTTTCGTTTGCGTCTGTTACTTTTTCCGCAGCTACTTTGACAACCGTATTAATAACACTAATCAACCCCTCAGTAGTCATAGATATTAACTGCCTTGTTTCATCAACATGAAAGTCCTCATCGTGAATTGACTCAATGTTTTGCTGAATAATGTCATTAATAGCGGTTTTCATGTTACCCCCTAAAAAGGCGTGTCGTCAATGATTTCATCACTACCTTTAGGAATAAAGCCTTTAGGTTGTTTTTCTTTGCCTATCGAAATACTGAAAAACTTGCCTTTAGTACCCTCTTTAATCCAACCCGACAGGTAATGTTCCCTACCATTAACCATAATTGAACCCGTGTAATCAGGGTGCGTTTCAGTTGTTTTGCGGTCATTTTTAAATAAACTCCCTGAGCCTTCTTTTGGAATGTATGCCATGATTAAATTTCTTTCGCTTTTACTACTGGTTTAGATGACGAAGCGGCATTACCGTCATCGTCTGCTTGCACTACTCCTACTACTGCTGCTAATGCGTACCTACGCATATAAGTTAAAGCCGACCCAGCCCCTTGTGCGTCAGGCTTTGTTACCGGCACTTCCATTGATTGTTTAATCCACTCGCCAGATGAATGGGCGAGAATGGTTGTCAATGACATACAGTTGTCAATAAATTCGCCAGGGAATTGCATAACGCAGAGGCCGTTTTCAGCCAATAAACTGCGACAAGCATCCCACACAGACTCCAAATCAGCGTACTTACTTTTGAAAAAAGGGTTAGCAGAATCTTTAACAGCATAAGTCATTTTCCCCTGTACGATTGATAGTGCTTTGGCTAAGTTAGCAATGCTTTCTGATTGCATCATTTTGCACCTCCAAAAATTGCGCCAAAGTCATTAAACATATCTGTTAATACTGGATTCTTTCTATGGCGATTAGGTTTGCCACAGGCTTGGCGTATGCAGTCAACTTGTTCTTGGCTTAATTCGCCACCGTATTCCATGTCGTCAAGTGCTGACTCTAAAAATTCTTCGTGTTCTAACATCAGTTGGTTTAATTCACCCATTGAAATCCCCTTAAATGGCATAGCAAAATTGCTATATACAGACTTTACCACAATCTTTTCTTTTGTGAATATTTATTTTTAACTGTATGCAAATAAACAACAAACAAGTTATCATTCGTGAATGGACAAACAATTAAAACTAACCGACACAGCAATAATTGACCTTCTTGGCGGTACTGCAAAGGTAGCTAGAATGTGCAGAGTTGACTCCGCAGCAGTTTCTAATTGGCGTATTCGCGGTATACCGGCAGATAAATATATGCTTTTAGGGGCTAGGATTGAAGAAGCTAGTCATGGGCTAGTAACTAGGCAAGACTTATTTCCTAAAAACTACTTTTTAATTTGGCCTGAAATGTTGCCAAAACAAAACGCTTTCATACAGATTGAAGATTGATGTATACTATTAATGCAGAGTGACTTCTGTAGTGAAAAATCGGCTAGACCCTTTAGGGTTGTTCTGAGCATTTAGTAAAAGCTACCGATTCTTTTATTAAGTGAGTCACCTTAGAACAACCTTAAGGGGTTTTTCTATTTCTGCCGCACTCCAGGCGTTACATAGGGGTTAAATCGCCCGCATGGAAGAAAAGATAGGCTGGTGACAACCCCATTGCAAGCCTCGTAGCGTTAAATGGCGACTACATAAGACGGAGAGGACTTGGGTGATACAAACTCTCCATCGAGTGAACATTATCTTAGGAAGGACTAGATGTCATAGACATTGGGTCGGCTGATAGTTCCCTATCACCCTTGGTCAAGCTATGTTGTAAATTTGCAACTAAGGGTTTGTCATAGTATACAAATGTTGCGAATCTTAAGAAACTGTAATTACTCAATAACGAGTAAACATTTAAGGGGATTTAAATGAAACTAGGAATCACTAAAGAAGGTTATGCAGATTATATTTGGACTACTCAAGATAAGTATGAAATTACCCAATCTCAAGTTGAGGAAATCCGAGATATTGTCAAAGAAGCTACCGGCACAATTATGCCATTTAAAGATGTTTTAAGAATGGTAGACTTGTTTAAATCTTTTGCACAAGACGATTTTAAAGTTTAATAACATAGCCCCTTCGGGGGCAATTTTTAAGGGGAATTAAATGAATAAAGACTTTATATATGCTTGTTTGCTTGGCGCATTTTTTGGTTTAATGTTTGCCTACGGTTTCTGAGATGTTTGATGAATTCTGGTCTTTATATCCACGAAAGATTGCTAAAGCAACTGCAAGAAAAGCCTGGGCAAAACTTTCCGCAGAACAACAGCTTATGGCTGCAAAAGCTATTAACACACATTGCGAATACTGGAAAGCCAAAGAAACTGAGTTAGAATTTATACCCCATGCAAGCACTTGGCTTAATGGTGAACGCTATGAAGATGAATTGGTAATAGAACCCAAGAAAGAAAAAATTGACAAAAAGTGGATGTTTTCTAACGAAGGTATTGAGGCCAAAGCAAAAGAGTTGGGTGTCTTGGGTACAGGGTATGACTCATACGACAGTCTTAAACGCAAATGTATGACAAAGCTAGGCATGAGTGCGCTGTAAGGCAACTTTGTAAATATAGAAAAGAGTGGGGATTAAATAAGTTTAGGGTGTATGTCAGCAAGTACCCAAAATTAGTGCCATTCTTAAATGATTTTGTAGACCAATACGCAAAAGGTAATAGGGGAGAAATAGGATGTTGGAAAAAATAATAGTAGCAAGCACAGGGTTGGGTTACTTGGTTGTAGGACTAGCCCAATATTTCAAAGGGTCGCCATCTAACGCTTTGATTTGGTTAGGTTACTCTGCCGCCCAAATTGGCTTATGGATGAACCTCAAATGAATTATTTAAGCGTATGCTCTGGCATTGAAGCTGCCACAGTAGCATGGCATCACATGGGGTGGAAACCAGTAGGTTTTAGCGAGATTGAGAAATTTCCTAGCCAGGTACTTGCACACCACTACCCACAAGTTACCAACTTTGGTGACATGACTAAATATAAAGAATGGAAATTAGATGACTCAATTGGACTTTTGGTCGGAGGTACTCCCTGTCAATCATTCAGCGTTGCAGGCTTACGCAAAGGACTTGACGACCCAAGAGGTAACCTCGCTCTTACCTATGTTGGAATTCTTGACAAATTTAGACCCAAATGGTG